ACTCCGAGGTTATTGGGCTTAACGAATGTCAATGATCAAGGAGAAAGTGAATTCACGTTCTCGCCGCGCGAGCTGTCCAGCAGCTCAGCGTATCGTCAATTATCTGCGTTTCACGACAGAGGTGCTAAGGCGGGAAGGGCTCTGTAAAGAGCCTTTCCTCACGGACGCGCCACATGTCACATGTGAAACCCTGCAGTCGATGTGGAAGGAGTGGACGACCAGAGCGGTCAAAAAAGTTGCGGGTGCAAAACGGTTCCGGTTAGCGAGTGCCATTAAGGGCACCAAGACCTTATTTGACGAACCTTGTCCACCTTGTGATCGCCGAGCGAGTCAGAAGGCGAAGGAATCCTGGGCGGCGAGAGCTCTAGAGAGCCCTCAATTGACTAGAGGCGCCGTACTTGAGGACATAAGGTCGAGAGTGCGCTGGTACATGGGTACCCGCTGGTGGAACGAGGAAAGAGAATGTAAGGGTAGGGCTAAAGTGCCAGACCAGAAGGGTTGCGCTGAACTTGAGCGAGGCTGTGGAGGTACTCTTTCTGTGCCCCGTCATTGGGAAGAACCGATCGTTCTTCCGACGGGTGAGAAAATTGTTGAAGAGTACGACCCGACTCGTTGCCGGATCGGCACTGCGAAGAAGAAGAGCAAGACGAGAGTTGTGACTATGCAAGCGGCTAGGGCGAAGAGATTACTTCAACCTGTCCATGCGCGCGCATATGATCATCTCTGCCGTCAACCTTGGATTGTTCGTGGTGAGGTTTCCGGTGACTTGTTCGACGAGGTCGCTGCAGATCGCGAGAGTGGTGAGCGTTACCGTTCTGGTGACTTTGAGGCGAGCACTGACAATCTGAATAAAGATGCCGTCGAGGCTGTTGTCAGTGTTCTTGCGGAGGCCTTACCTAGGAGACGTGCGGACGTGTTGATGAAGACTTTTAAGTCTTCATGGGTAACGTGGAAAGGAAAGAGGAGAGAGATCGTTCGTGGATCTATGATGGGGAACTCATTGTCGTTCGTAGTTCTTTGCTTGCTTAACAAGATCTGCCTGGATCGTGCAAGGCAGAAAGTCGAGAACTGCGGGCCCCTTCATCGTAAATCCCTTGTCAATGGGGACGATCTTTTCTTTTGTGGGAGCGACGAGATGTTTGACGCGTGGCTTCAGGAGACCAAGGAAGTTGGTTTCGTGATCAACCTGAAGAAGACGATGGTATCGTCTCGCTGGGGGGACCTTAACAGTTCCACCTATGACTTTAAGTCAAAGCGTCTCGTACCCAAACTCAACTTCGGATGGATTGCGACCGACGACTGGAAGGAACCTGAAGGCACCGTATCCGATAACGTCTTTGAGCTCGCCAACCGACTCTCTTTCCCAACTGCGATGTACGTACTTACCCATCGCATCTTCATCAACACACTGACCCGCTGCCCTCCTCCCTTAACCCTCATTCCGAGCCGGTGGTGGAACGTCCTTGTCCGTAAGCGATTCTTCCGAGCGGTTTTTGCCCTACCAAGGTTGGAACCCGAGGCAGATGGCGCTGAAAGGAAGTTGCCTATGGTACTAGGACCCCCGCTTGTCAATTCCACGAGCGCGATCGAAAAAAGGATTGCGTTTGAAGAGCGTCGGGTCACGCGTGCTTTTGTCCGACGTTGGAGGGGCACGATGTGCACCCCCGTGAAAGTAAGGAATGTTAAAAGATGTATCCCACCCAAGGGTACGTACGCTAACGTTCGGCTGGAACGGGGCAAAATAGAAGTTCGGAGGCTCTGGTTTGAACCTGTATTGCGCGTGATCGAACATTATTTCCCTGATCTCCTCGACACGTGTGATAGCGAATGGGTATCGGAGCAACCTGGCTTATCTTACCATCGTGCTTTGAAGACGTCTTTTGTCAGAAATCCGGGTTTCGGACCCCCTTCCGAAGGCATCAAGTATTACTCTTTCCTGAGGACCCTATGGGCCAGGATCTGAGTAGTCGGCAAAGCAGGAGAGCGGAGATTGAGTTGCGACAGGTCGCGCCTTCAAGGACGTAACGCCTGTGGGGATACGGCAACGAAAAGAAGTTTCTAGGTGCTGAGGAAGTAGCACTACTTGTGTGTGGGTAGAGAGCGGCACTCTGCGTTGGAATCGACAACCTCCTTCACGACAACCAATTAACAAAGGTCAAAAGGTCGACTGGGTTGGGAAGGCTTCGGCCTCGGGAAGTTCTTCGGACACTTCCTCCGGGTACGCAACAACCCCTCATCGCGCGCGCTGGTGGATTGAACATTGGACTGGCGGAATCTACTGTGGATTTCCGGCGAATCTGCAGCTCAACCGGGTCATGCCGGCGGTTAATGTGGGTGACTGGCGGGTGACGCTAGGAATGGCAGTGATCTTCGAGATCACCGGGTGTTATCATGACTCCTTGCACAGCTAGACTGTGGCTTGAACTGGCACGAGCTCAAGGCTCCACAACCGACGACCGCGGGTGGAGGATGTTGGAAAGGTGTTCATGAAATTGGCGCAACCGATGAGTTTGGCATCGTGAAGCAAGACGAGGGGTTCATCGTCCTTGTCGGAAGAGTGTGCGGTGATCTGCTGGCTATCAAGGAATGTGAAAGCTCAGGATCGTAAAGAGTGAAACTTCGGGCCGTATTTCAGGTCTTACTAGAAGCGGA